AAACATTCAAATATCGCGGTTTTTACGTGACGCCAATCATTCGTGACGGTGAACGATTCTGGATTGTCTTCTGCAACTGCAACGGGTTTGACCGGCTTTCTGACGACATGTGGAACAGCGGTCGGGCCGCCTGCTCCTTTGTGGACTCGCTAAAATGAATCCCGCCGCTCAATCCCTTGGACGCCTCGGCGGTCTGGCGAAGTCGAGAGCCAAGACTGCCGCTGCGCGTCGTAACGCAAAACTCGGTGGACGCCCGAAGAAACCAAAACGCGCCGCCCGGCTGCCCAACGCGAGTTGACACCGCACCGCTCAGGGGGTAGTTTTGCCGCGTGAACTTACGCCCATGTACGCCACCAATCACAAAAGAGAACGCAGCCGATTACGCTAGGCGTGCCACAATCTCACGCGAAAATAACCGCGCCGCACGCCTGATTGCGTCACTGCCAGAACGCGCAACGGGTCGCGCTGTCGTTCAGGTTAACAAGGTTCTAACATGGATGGAGAAGGAAAAGGACAAGGACGAATATGCTAAACTCGCATCCATCCTCGACCGGCTCTGGAACATGGCCTATCCCAAAGCCGGTGTAATGCGCCCAAGATCGCCAGGACAGCGCCGAACAGCGCCAAGCGCCGAACCTGCACCACAAGCGCCGCAGACCTGATACACAAGGAAAAATGCGGCAAATCAAACAATCTTGCCAGATTCGATTAAATCAGGCTGTCAAATATAGCCACATTGCAAAGCCATTGGCATCATTGATTGAAACAATTCAGGTCGCACAATAGTTGATATACCTATAGTGTTTGCTCTTGTGGTGTGATCAAAGCATTCTTTTTCCCCAGGGCTGGGGGTGGTGGGGCTGGGGTGGTGTAGGGGGCTTTTGCTATTGGCCCGCTTGGGTGGGACTCCCGCCCCTAAACCGAACATGTATTTTGGAATCTCCCTCTGTGTATTCGTCTCCGTCTCTGTGGGCTGATTCTGCTTACTGGTGGTGACGTTTTATTACGTCAGCAAATATGTTGACATGGGACGGAATGATGGTAGTGTTTTTAGAATGAAAGAGCAATCATCATTGCCTTCTGGCTCAGGGCTGGAAGGTGTCCGGTTGGTCGAGGACGCTGTCCCGAAAACAGTTGCGGGTAAAACCGTCGGGGGTTCGAATCCCTCACCTTCCGCCAAATTCTGCAAAGAAAGGGAGTATTCGAATGTACGGTAAATCATTCGACTCGAAATACACCGGCTCAATGGTTGGAAAGGGTTTCGCTTCTTTTGCCCTGCTGGATTACGTCATCGCCAACATGAAGCCGGATAAGACGGTTGGTTTTCAGGTTGATTTGAACAGCAAAATTCTGGCAACGGTTTTTGGGGAGCCGGAGGAAAGTGTTGTAAAAGCGATTGAGTTTCTTTGCGCCCCCGACCCAAAATCACGAACGACAACGGAGGAAGGGCGGCGACTGGTTCAGGTCGGCACATTTTCATACCGTGTGGTCAATGGCGTAAAGTATGACAAAATCCGCAACGAGGAAGACCGGCGCGAGCAGAATCGGGTGGCACAGCAGAGGCATCGGGAAAAGACGAAGAAGCCGTCCAACCCGATGAAGAAAATGTCCAAAGTTGGAACGCCACTCAAGGGCGAGGTCAGGGCGGTCAAGGACTTTGCTGACGGCAAGGTGGACAAGAACTTTCAGCCGATAGTGCCAGAAGGAACGTGATTTATGAGAATTAACAAGATTTACCGGAGAGAATCGGCGGATTCATTGCAAGGGCACGGCGAGGCTCCTTAGTTCCGATGTGCGTGACGACCTCTGACCGATTGCCGGGATTTGCTAAGGTCTAATTGGAACACTCGCCGAATAAATTTATGAACATTCTTCAACTCTGGCGCGATTTCCTGTCATTCCGGTCAACGATGAAGGAATGGCTCGGTGAAGGCGGTCGTCCGGTGGATGCTTCCGTGGCGGCTGCGCGTGCGCTGCAATGCCGCCACTGCGTCTTTAACCAGCATGGGGCCGGTTACACTCAATTCACCGCCGGGGTGCTAAAAAGGCATCTGGAAGCGAAAATGAAAGCCCGGTTGAGCGTGTTGAAAGAGGCGGAATTGCACACCTGCCAGCTTTGCCGATGCCCGCTCGTTCTAAAAATCCACGTTCCGTTCACCCATATTCGGGCGTATCAGCGTGAGGACGTGCGGCAGGAGATAATGAAGGGCAAGCCAGATTGCTGGCAACTTACTCAATGATGTCTGCCGGGTCGGGGATGGTCTGGTCGGTCATCTCAACCCCGACTTCTTTGGCGGCTTGAAGTTCTTTCATCAGGTCTGCTAGTGACGAAAACTCGACGTGGACGCCTTCCGGCATCTGGTCAACGACTTCTCGGAGATGGTCAACCGCTTCTTCGATGGTGTCGCCAATGCCCACACACCAGCCGATTTCAGAGACGCCTTGCGGGTCGGGCGGAACGCAGATTTTTCCATTAGACCTGCATGAGAATGAGATTTTAACAAATGGGTCAATTTCTTCCGGGATGTCGAACACGCCCCAATGGTCGCGGTCAACCTTGAAAATTGCCTGTGCGCCGAATTTGGCTGTTTGCTCCGGCTCAACCAGAATTCCATTTGCGCCCTGCCAGATGATTTCTCCCAAGTTGCCGATCATCTCGCACATACACTGGCTTGGAGGCGAAGGCATACGGCACGTAGGATCAATGAAATAACTTTCCCCCTCTTTTGTGATTCTGACTTCGGTGCAAAACATGCCACGGTAGCCGTATGATTCAAGAATGGGGGAAAACGATTCGTTGACGCAGCGGACTTCTTCGGGGCAATCAGCGAACTTTTGGAACGCCCCGATGTAACTCTGGTCTTTTTTTTCAAGACCATGAATGATTGTTTCCGGCCACTGTCCATCAATGCAGTAGGTGTCAATTCCATCCTCGATTTCGGTGTCAATCGGGGCGAACACCCAAAACACCAGATTTTCCTTGAGCGGCCCCAACTTCGCGGCCATCTCATCAATGATGTTTTCATCCTCTGCCATGCTGTGGAAGTGGAACGTCTCAAAGTCGCCCCGGTAGGTGTCCACCTTGATGTATTGGTCAGGGTTATCTTGCAGGAACAGGCGAAGGTTGGTGATACCCTTGACTTTCTCAGCCTTTGGGACGGGAAGATTGGTCTTGTTTTTTAGGACATCAAGGAACTTGCCGCGTCGGGCCTCAAGTTCATCACCATTACGGCAACCCCATACCGGGATACCGCGTTCAATGAATTGTTTTTGCAGGTCGGAATATCCTATATCGGGAAACACGGCTAAATCAATTTCGCTTGCAACTGATTCGACGGATTCAACCCGGATAATTTCACTGTATCCGTCTCCGATAATGTCGTCTCGAAAGTGGGGAAAGGCATTTTCCCATGGCGACCAGTAATAGACGGTTTTGAATTCGCGGGCGAGTCGTCGGGCGACGTGAACAAACAGCCCGGCGTCCGCAACCAAACAGATGATGTCTTTTGCCGATTTCATAAATCGTTCACGTTTCGTTCATGGGTTTCCCACGGCAAATCCAGACGTGAACAAACTTCCTTTTCAATCCACGTCGCGCCCACATGCTGCGAATGGTAAGGCGCATCCGGGCTGTCCCCCGGTTCGCAACTATTGCCAGATTTTCGATGCGCTTCATAGTTCATGTCGAATAAATCAATGTCCTTGAATTTCACATCAGAGGCAAGGCATGTCACAGATTCAAACGCCTCATGCACAGCAACTGCAAGCTCGCTGCGCCAGTCGGACATGCGGCTGATAAAGATTGTCAGGGTGTCATCCTCGGCATCATACAAAAAATCACCACAAGTCAAATAACGATGGTTCTCCGGCTTAATTGTCTTGATGACTATTTTGGGGATGTGATTCACAATCACTCCCTTTCAAGCGGCTGTCTGGATTGGCGGGCAATGTCAGCCACGGTCTTGATATTCTGCCGTTGCTGGTCGGCGACAAACGCGGTGTCCTTGTGACGGCGCTTCTGCATCTCGGCAAGCTCCTTCGCCTTAAGTTTCTGCTGAGTCTCGGCGGTCTTGCCTTGAATCTTGGCTTGGGTTTCCATCATCATTTTCTGGATGTCACCATTGCCATTCTGCTGCTGCTGTTTCTGCATCTCCATTTGAAGATGCTGCTGCAACTTTTTGATTTCGTTGTTCAACTGGTTCAACGCCTTGGCAAATTCCTTCATCTTCGGCTCGTTGCCGGTGTCGCCCTGCATTCCCTGAACCAGTTTCTCGATGGTGGCGGCAGTGTTTTGCAGGCCGATAAGTTCTTCGGGTTTGGGAATTTTGGTTGTCTGTTCAATCATGGCCACCTTGCGGACGGCCAGTTCCAACAGGGTTTGAATCTGTTCAATGGGATTCAATCCTTCGGGAACGATGTAGGGCATTCCCAACATCAAGGACGGGAACGCGGCGGCGGCGGCGCTGGCGGCTGTGGAAATTGATTTCTTGTCCGATTTGAACCAACGGCGGGCACGTGCCGTTCCGATCATGGACACGGCTGCATCGTGGGTCATCTCCTGCTGCGATGACGGGTCGGCAAGCGGACGTAACTGCATGACATTCTGGGATTCAACCATTGCCATCGTTGGGTCGCCGTTGCCAAGTGGAGCGGTTATTTCAACGCGCCATTTTCTAACATCGAGCCAGGCTTGGGGAATGCCTTCTTGTTTGCAGGCTTTTTGAAAGGCGATCACATCTTCGTCATCGGAATTTGGCAGACAGAAACGGCGGCATATTTCCTGACAGGCGGTTTTTTCAAATGCCTTGGCCATGTTCATAATGCCACTTTTCATGGCGTTGTTTTGCTGCACCTTAACGCCCGTCTCGAAAGCCGTCTGTTCGCGAGCAGTTCCGTTGTCAATGCTCTGCGTGTATGCTGTGGACGCTTCGGCTTGAAGTTGTTTGGTCTGCGCCATTACGCTCTCAATGAGATTGGCGTCAACCTGATGGCGCTCTGCTGCGGGCACGATGCTGATTCCCGGCTTGAGGACTGACAGATTTTGGAATGTCTGCACCGTTGCTTTTGCCCGGTCAACCGGGTCGGAGATTCGGAGCAGTATGTTGAATTGGTCAAGCGTATGTTGCAACAACCGGCAGCGGGTAAAGTCCGTCCAATAACACGGCTCAAAAAGGGCAAAACCGAGTGAGCGGACGGAATGATAAAGCAGCGGGGCTTTATTGTTCAGGTCGGCAAACTGGACGTGCAGGATTTCACGCCAGCTATCAGCAACTTCTCCCTCGCTTTTGCAGATGAACTTTTCACTGGTTTCCGCCGTTACTCCTGACGTGGTGTTTTCCGGCACCACCTTCAAAAACCATTTTCCCTTGTCGTCTTTGTGGTAGAAATGCCATAGATTGATGGTGGGCATGGCATCGCCCGACCAGTAACCGGAATTTTGTTTTCGCAATTCCTCGAACTTTTCCGGCACGGTTTCAAAATCATAATTATTTTCCGCCATCGTCGCCTTGCACTGGTCAACATTTTTGAGGATGTCGGCGACGGATTTTTTATCCCAAATGAACTTGCTGCGTGTTTTGGAAAATGCCTTTTGTGACAGTTCTCCGGGCGAATAGGGGATTCGGGCGGCAAACCAAGTCAGATTGCGAAAGCTGATTTCCGTGTCCGTGGCAATCCTCAAATCCTCAATGGCAAGATAGCGCGGAAGCCATGAGTATTTATCTTCCCACAGCATAGGCCCGATGCCATGCGCGGCAACCGCCTTCCATTTGGATAAATGCAACATGAAATAATCCATCTGGCGCGGCCCCTCTTTCATGCAATTATTGATGAACTCAGTGATGAAGCCGCCCCAGTCAGCGCGCGATTCTTCCGGGGCTTTTGGAATGGCGATGGTGCAATAGGTGTCTTGGGATGTAAAATTGGTCAGGAATTGGCGCGATGCGCTGGCCAGCGCAATCATAAATTCCCCCCACCGATTGAAAATCTTCATGCCAATTTTCTTGGCTTCTTCGTCAGATACAAGCGGTTCGTTGTTCGCGGCCCGATTTATTAACACCCGGTTTTTGCCGCGCTCGGTTTCAACATCATCGCCGGATTGAATCGTTTCTAAAACCTTCTTGGGGTCTTCCCAACTGGCCGACCCATTTTCATTTTCATCAGTCATAAAATCAGGAAGTTGTTACCGGATTGCCGCAGGTCGGGCAGTTCTTTTGGAAGAAAACATGGGTTGAACGTGCGGCTTCAAATGTTGAATCGGTTTCGCGGCAGAATTGGGGATTGTTGTTAAGCTGGCGGCAGAGGAAGGTGTCAACGTCCTCCAGGGATTCACCAAGACTGGCACGTCGAAGGTTGTTTCCGATGCGAAAGTCACTGACAGACTTTGCGACATCCTCGATTGACGGACGCTGTTTGAAGGAATGACGGATTTCATCAGTCTGCTCATAACGATAGCTTCCCGGCGGTGCGACATTGTAAGATTTCAGTATCCACATGGTTAATGTTTTAAGAGTCCCGCATTTATTGCAGCGTCCCACTCTTTTACCTCTTTGTCAAAGTAATCCTCGTCAGGTTTGCTGGATTGAACCTCGCGCCCGATTCGCTCAATCCTGAAACCGAGTCGGCGAGCGCCCTCAAGGGCGATTGCAAAATAATCGTAAAGGTCGGGACTTTTCTTTACCCGCTCCTTCATGTCGTCCTTAGATTCGACCTCGACCTTATTTCCGGCCACGATTCTGAAAAGCCGCAACTGGCCCTCTTGTGCAACTGGCATGGAAAGATTTCTGACCTGATTAGATTCAATGGCCTCGCGTGTGGAAAACCACATCTCTGTAACAAATTTCGAGTAATGTTCCTTGCATGTTTTTAGGCGTCTCTCGCCATTTTTTTCATCAATGAACAAATCAAATCTGACGGGCCTCTCGGTGGTCGGCGCGCCGGAATCAACTGGTATTGGGCAGGTGCTTCCAAACTTCTTGGCGAATGAATTGCCAAGCGTTCCCCGGCCAAATGAATCGTAAAAGAAATTCTCAGGCGGGATGTTGAGTCGTTTGTGTTGGTTAAAAATAAACTCAGCAATCTGATCTTCTGGCTCAATGCCGCAATTTAGTCGGATAGGAATTATTTCAGGAGTTCCAACGGCAAAGATGATATTGCCGTCCTTGTCCTCTCCAAATTCGCACTCACCGCCAACGCAGCGGTCGCCTCCACCAAATGCTGGATCACAGGAGAAAAGTTTCGTCCGAGCCGTCCCTTTCCAAGCGGCGGATTCAAATGCGTGATGCTTCTCACACAGGCCAATGGTGATGACTCGGTTTGAAACCATGCCGCGAGACGGCTTCCCAATGGCTTGCTGGAAATACTGCCACGAATCAAGCCCATGAGTTGAAGCCATCAAGTCAATGAACTTTTGGGTTATGAGATAGGGGTAACGATTCTTCGGCTCATCGTTGTTTGGCGTATCGCGCCCGTCAAACGCAACGACATGGGCATCATACCAGCGCGAAGTCCATTCTTGAGTCTTGCCGGTGTCAATGAACGAATCCCAACCGCCCCTTGGTTCGGCGGCAGTGCAGAGCGGGTCTGAAATGTCGGTCGGATTTCCGCCCATGACTCCCTTGAAACCGTCGTTCACCATCCAATTTGCGTAGGCGTCCAGAAAGGAGGATTCCATTACAGCCGCCTCGTCGCCGTAATGAACCATTATGCCGTCGTTTTTCCCCGGAGAATTTGGTGGCTTTGAACCTTGAAACTTTCCCATTCCGACAAATCTGCCATTGGACACACAGGCAACCGTTCCGATTCCGTGGTCAAGGGTGCGGGCGACTTCATTTTCGTCGTCAATGTCGTCCGGGGTGATTTGACGCTTTGAGTCGAGGACAAATCCTTCGAGCCAAGAAAATCTTTCCCGGCCACGGTTGAACATCTTTTTCAACCGTCCCCAGACCTTTCGTTCCAGAGAAATGATGTCTGTTGTGGAAAGGATGCCAAGAGAAGTTTGGGGAAAAACCCAAAAGTTAATCAGTGCGTGAACGGTGAAAAGGTAGGTCTTGTTAGTGGATGCCGCGCCCAGAAACACCGTGACTTTGTTTTCACAAATCCGGGTCAATCCCAAGACAAACCAGCGGTGCTGGTCGTCCTCTGGCCAAATCAATTTGTGTGCGGCAAGATAATGTTTAACCACTCCCGGCTTTCCATACCCTCGCCGGATGGCGTCAAATTCTCTCGCCAGCGCGAATTCTTCCGCCGAGTATTGGTCTGACACGATGAAAATTTACCGTTGCAAAAATGGATGTCAAGTGGTATAGCAGATTGCATGAGCGCAATTTCACTTGTTCCGGTATCGGAATTCAGTATTGGAAATCTGCCGGTCGCCGCCAATCCACCGCTGTCTTACGATGTCACGCTTGGAACGCCAACCTTTCAGCAAATCTCCCCGCCGTTCACCAATTTAGTGGCACACATTGACGAAACCAACGGAGTCGGGCCGTCCTATGTCTGGAACACAACTTCGGGAGAGTGGAAACAAATATGAAAAAAATTCTCTGGCTTATTGTTTTTCTGTCGCCGTTCGTCGCCAAGGCGGATTGGTATGCGTCTCAGTCGTGGGTAATCAACTACGTTGCGACCCACTCGGCTGCTGCGCCAGTGCTATCACAGTCTCAGTCAAACATTCTCAACTCTGCCGTAACCAACGCCGCTGGTGGGAATCTTTCATTTCAAAGCGGAAGCTACCAGCCGGTTTCTAACAATTTCACCTCCTACGGTTATCAAACCATCTTGAACAACAACATGAAGTTGGGAGCGGATGCGTTTGGAACCCTGACGATAAACAGCCTAAAGTCGTTCGGATTTACGGGATTCCCATACAACAATCAGGACTATCTCTACGGTTTGAATTGGCTGGCGTATTCGGCTCCGGCCACAAATGTTTTCACTGTCATAGTGGGTGGTGGCGTTTCAGAGATTGATTTCTCAACAACTCCAACCGTTACTCCGGGGACAACGATCAACTGGATGATTGACGGGTATGGAAACCTTCAACCCAAATCCGCAAGTTCTGCCATTACGCTTGGCTCTGCCACCAACCGAGTGTCAACCGGATATTTTTCAAACTTGGACGCCGCCGCATCCATCAAGACGGCGGTTATCACGAACGGCAACATGATTCTTTGGAGCAGCACAAATGTCGCGCCGCCAAACGGAAATCCGAATTACATCTGGTTGGCAACCTCGACCAATGCGCCGGGATTTTTCTTTGTCAGCAGCAACGGAGTTTGGGCGAAAAAATGATATGGCTGGCGAAAAACGCATCTACGGATTCTTGAAGTCGTTTCCGAAGGGAATCAATTCAGACGTTGACCCCTTACTTTTACCTCCTGACCAGCTTTCCTTCGCCACCAACGCCACGGTGCGCGGTGATTTTGTAACGCAGCGACCGCCATTCAAAAATCTTCCTCTCAATTTTGCAGACTCTCAAACTCAAACAGATTTTCAGACCGGACTTTTTCAAGGAGCGTGTTACTACCGGAACGGGGCGAATGGTTTCATCATGGCGGCTGTCGGAGGAAACCTTTTCCAAATCATTTTTGATTCCAGCGGGATGCCCACCGTTTACGAAATACCACTTGGTGCATCGCCAGTTCCATTACAAGTTCCGTCAGTTCCGACCGGATTGGTTGCAACAGCCGGAAACGCTCAGGTCGGCTTGGCTTGGTTCGCAGCCAATAACGCGACAACTTACACCGTTCTTCGGTCAACCGTATCTGGCTCTGAAACTTCACTGGCCACACTGGTTTCTGGAACATCATACACCGATACAACGGCAGTAAATGGAACAACTTATTTTTACACCGTCATATCCGTCAATGCCGCCGGAACCAGTGCGGCCTCAAATGAGGCAAGCGCATCCCCGTTCGTTCCCGCCACTGCGCCACCTGCGCCAACAAACCTTATAGCGGCGGCAGGAAACGCACAGGTTGGATTGACATGGAACGCATCGGCAACTGCGGTCAGTTACGCCGTGTTGCGTTCGGTTACGGGCGGCAGTGGATATGTTGTGCTTGCCGGGGCAACGGCACTCACAGTCCTGAACTGGACTGATTCCACGGCGGTTAATGGAACGGCCTACTATTACGTTGTGACGGCCACAAACGCAGTTGGAACCAGTGGAAACTCTAATCAGGCG